CAACTTGGAAGGATCCTGTCTGTAATTTTCCATTGCAGACACCAGAAACTGTGGTAATTCCAGTAATTGTAAAGTTAGTACCACCAGCGCCTATCGCAGTAACTTTATTGTAAATTGTATCTCCAGTGAAAGTAGTACTTGCATAAGAAACAATATCACCAACCTTTACAATATTTGTAAATACATTATCAAGACCAGCAGATACAAGTCCATTATTAATATTAAAAGTGGTTCCTGGTTTTGCAATATAAGATCTTCTTGTTAATAAGACATCAGCATTAAAAGTAGTTATGCCAACTTGAGAATATATTGATTTAATATCAGAAACAGAATAATCAGTTACTGAATCAATTAATCTTCCATTATCAATTCCATTAATTATAATTTGTTCGTTTTCTAAGAAATTTCCAGTAGTTTCATATAAAGTTAATATAGTACTTCCAGCAGAAACAGTGTTCTTTAGATATCCAGTTGCTCTACTTTTCTTCCCTTCAACAAAAGTAGGAACTGTAAGATTTGAGGAAAAAGATGTAGTAAGACCTATTTTAGTAAATGTTTGAATATCAAACAATCTTAAGTTCAATCTACTTGTATCATCAACATAGTCACTTTCTGGAACAAAATCATAAATTCTTGCAACACCAATAGTTGTTCCAGTAGCAACATGAGCGGATTCTCCAATACGAGAATCCATCAAACTCAACGTAGCATCAGTACCAAGACCAATTAAAGGAGCCCCATATGAGTTATTAACTACTAGCAAACTTCCTGCATTATATGAAATAACTTGATTTTCTACAGTCTCAGTTGTTCTTGTCTTTGGAACATCTAAAAGACGTGGTGAAATAGTTTCTACATCATAACCATTCACATATGCTTTTCCTGGTCCAATTTGATAGACCATCAAATCTTCTGATGGATTATTTCCTTCTACAGTTTTTTGATTCTTAAAATATATACCATTACTTAAAACTTTATCGTTTAAACTATCTCTAACAAACAAAGTAAAGGGACTTACAAAATAATTACCAGACTCATCAAAAGTTCTTCTTGCTAGTTCATCTCTAATTAAATTGTATTGTGGATTTTTATTGAAAAATTGTGGAATACCTTTATCAACTCTTAATATCTCTACAAAGTTATCTGTTTCTAAGTCATCAAGTGTTCTTTTAGAAAGTTCCAGTGTAATCTTAAATCTATCAGCACCTGGAGCAGCATAATTTGAAAATCCTTGAGCATTATCAAATAGTGTAGGATCTTCATCTGAAGATACTACTTCTTCTATAACATTGAAACCAATCTTATACGATGGTGCAATCGAATATTGGTCGAGAATAATAAGTTGAGAGGATACTCTTGCAAAAACACCTCTTACAAAATAAACACCACTTGCAACAGAAACTGCAGAACCTTCAGAAATTGAATTTGTGGATATTGTATTACAAACTCCTTGACCAACTTGAATTGTAAAATTTCCATAAGTTAATGGGGTCTCTAATACTAACGTTTCTGAATTTTGAAACGTCCTATTTGTAAAGTCGTCACCACCGCTTTCTAAATATTTTAAATATAGTGTATAATTGTCCCTTTCAGAGTCTGTATTTTTAAGTAAATAAACAACCTCAGCCGACACTCCACTTATCGAACCCCTTATTTTTTTGCCGAGTAATTGGTCAAAATATAGAGAAATGGGTGATCCATTAAATGAAGATTCAATCTCTACTGCATAAAATGGATTTTCATATTTTAGTTGTCCAGGAATTACTACAGATCCTTCTTTAAAGATATGTTTTCCATATTGTTCGACTTGATTTTGGAGAATTGACTGCAGTGTAGTCAATTCTCTTGCCTGAATAGGATATCCAGGTTTAAATAAAACCTTATAATAATCTTTATTTACATCAAAATCATCAAAATATGGAGAGACATTAAGATTAGTTTCCTGTGACATAATTCTTTAGAATTGCAAAATGACTTTGATATCTTCTTTTTGGTTGGATGACCTAGTAATAGAAGGTCTATTATCAATATAAATTATATTTCCAGAATACTTTTTAACCTCTGGATTGGACACTCCATTAGTAAAAGATTGTCCAAGATTATATGTTCTATTATTTATTGCAGTAGATATGCCGGTAAAGGCCGTATCAATATATAAATTAGTGCCATTAATTATAGTTGTTCCTCCACTTCCCACAGAACTAGAAAATCGATTTAAATTAATTCCATAAGTCGGTGTAGAATTTTGAGATCCATCAGTATTAAATCCGACAAGACTTTTATCCTGCCAATATTTTAACACTCCAGTGGTCTGGTCATATGATATGACTCTACCAACGGCAGTTGTTCCTGTGCTTATTGTTTGAGTGAACCTAGAATTGGAAGTAAAGGTGGCAGTATCGTATCCACTTCCAGAAAGTTTTAATGCATAAACTGCACTGGCTTTTTCTAGATCCAATAAAGAGATTGAACTATATGCTTCCGGATTTTCTACAATTCCAATTCTTGCTATTTTGTTGCCGGTAATAAAGTCTGGATTTTCTGTATCATTTTCAATTCTGGAAAAAATTAATACATTATATGATCCAAGTTCTCTATAAATATTTGACCCGTGACCTCCTTTTGGAGGAATAATAACATCAAAAGTGGGAGTTACTGTTCCAGTTGGAACATTGCCACCAACAAGATCTACAGTTCCATATGTATATCCAGATCCTCCAATAGAAACTGTAATTGACTCAACTTTAGAGTCATTATTAACTACAATGGTTGCTTTTGCTCCCGTTCCATCACCGCTAATTGGTACATTAGTGTAAATTTTATTTGCTGTTCCTATCCCAATTCCTCTATTAGTAATTGTAATAATTTTTAGTTGATTATTAGAATTTGCTGCATTATTTCGTATGGGAGCAAATTCACTATTCGTATCCCAATCTTTGGGTACCGGTATAAAATTAACAGTATCAAATTTTATAATTTCACTTGGTTTTATAGTATACAAGTATTTCCAAATATAACCGTCACCACTATCCCCCGCTGCTTTTGGTTCCAAATCGGTAAAAGTTGGCTCATCCAAAGATGGTTTTCCACTTGGATTTTCTGGATCAGTTCCATTATGTAAGCAGATATAAACTTTATAGTCACTATTAATCACATAATAATTTGAAGAATATAAACTAGTTGCCCCAGAAGATGAAGTATTTGTTCTGCTGATGTCATGACGATACATATCATAAACTGTTCCGGAAGACCAAGTTGTTTTGTGAACAACTTGATTAACATCATTTGCTTTGATTTTTTTCAAAGCAATCATTGTATCCCAATAGTCATTTTCTTGCTCAAAACTATCCTTTGGTGATGGTGGGTTAGAATCCCAACCACTAGAATAATCGGTTGCATTAGATAACCCAACAAAAGCATAATAAGAATTAGTAGAAGAAATTGCAGCAGAAACAAAATTCTTCGCATTCAAAATTCTTAGTTGATCAGTTATAATTGCAGACATTTTACAGTTTTTTATCTATTTATGTGGTAGAATACCCAATGTACTTTAATCTAGTAAATCTTTGAACTATTGGTGAAGTTGTTATTCCACCAACATTTGCATATGATGTAAATTCTTGTGGATCTTTTCTAGTCGGTACTGAAATCCTTCCCCAACTATATTTCCCATAAAAATTACTAAATCCAAGACCACTTAAACCATTATATCCAGAAACACTTACTGTTACCTTAGTAACATTTGTAATTCCAACTCCAGCAACTGCAGTTTGTGCTATAGAAACTGCTGCAACTTGATAAATGTTATCAATAAATGTAGACCCAACTCCAACTATACCTCCTAGAGAATTTCGAGAGGTTAATCCCTTTCCAACATTTGATTCACTGACTACAAAATAATATCCAGTTTTTATTCCACTAATCCCAGTTGTCGCAACACCAACACTTACAACATCACTATTTCTTAAAACCGAATCTTTAGGGATGAATAAATCAAATACAATTCCAGTAGAGGCAACCCCAACAGATGTTGTTTTAATTCCGGTAATGATACCGAAATCCCCCTCATAAGATACTTTGTCTATTACTTCATATTTTACACTAGGAGATTCGAAGAGAACAATGGGTGGTTCAATAGAGTTATATCCAAATCCACCTGTGGTTATTGCCACAGATGAAACTGATCCGTTAGTAATTATTGCTTTTGCCTCAGCAACTCCAGTAGAACCTATTCCAATCGGATAGGATATTGAAATAGATGGTGTTGTGGAATATCCAACCCCCCCATCAGAAATATTAACAGATGTAATAGTTCCTGATGTAGAAACAGTTACTGTTGCAGATGCAGCAACTAAAGAATCTTGGGAGACGATTAAAATTTTATTTTGCGGTTTTTCGGTTGTACCATCGTGAGTATATTCTTTTTCGCTGTCAAAAAATGTCTTAACACTTTCGACAAAAATTGTATTTGATGTAATTCCAATATTTTGAATAATATTTGTGGTTGGTTGTATATATGGTTCATAGATTGTTCTATTCTTTCCAATTTTCTTTCCATTAATGACTAAATCATTTGTTTGGCGACACCAAGTTAGTGGTCTTAGCAAATTATCATTTTTAGTTATTCCTGGACCAGAATATAAATTAGTAGAAACTATATCTGAAGAGATGATATCATAAACTAATCTATTATTTTCTGACAACTTAATGTCATCGCTATTTAAAGTTACAAAATCTCCAGACTTAATGGTTTCTAGTATGTCTACATCTTGAGTATCTACATTAGATGTTCCTCTATAGAATAGAATTTTACACCTATCTCCTTCTTTTGGAGATTCAGTAAATCTAATAGTGCTTCCACCATTAAAAATGTATCCTTTTCCTGGAACTTGTAATACATCATTAATAAAAATTAACAGAGTTGCTTGAACATCAATATTTGATCCTTTTTTAGATCTAATTGTAGTTTGATTTCCATCAATAAGAATTGGGAAAGAAGTTCTTTGTCCATCAAATAAAGATTCTATAGAATCAATAACCTGTAAATTTCCAATTGCCCAAGCATTAAATTGATCCGAATATGTGTTATCAATGGAAATTTGAAATTCGGAAAAAGTCAATGTTGTATTTGTTGCAATTCCTGTTGTTCCTCCTATAGAGACGGTTAAAATTTCATTTTGCTTATATCCATACCCAAGATTTGACAATTCAAATGAAATTACGCTCGATCCTTGACCTACAATGATATTAACTTTTGCCCCAGTTCCAACTCCAGATGGAGACTTTGAACTGTAAATTAGCGGAATATTTGAATATGAAAGTGGTGAATCAAAAACTACTATGGGTGGATTTGTTGAAGTATATCCAATACCTGGATTTGTAATTGCAACACTTATTACACGACCATTACTTATTGAAGCTATTCCAATAAATTCAATATTTGGAATTCCTACACTTTCTGTTTGTACCCCAACTCTAACCATAGTTTGTATACCAGATCTATATCCAGATCCACTGTTTCCAATACTAATTGATTGAATTGTTCCTGCAGATGATACAACTGCTGTCGCTCCCGCAGAAACGAGAGGTTGATACCCAAATCCTTGTGTTGATGCAATAGAAAGAATGACACCTCCCCTAGGAATACTTGCATAATTTATGTCATAATTTACTGAGGTAGCAGATCCAATAAAGGAAACAGAAGTTATTCCGCTAGTTTCCACCAAATCATAATCACTAGTTGCAGATGGGTCATAAGGTGCTTGGAATATATTATTGATTAATAAAACCGCATTATCAGTGGATATTCCAGTTATATTTGAACTATTAGATTTTAAAATAAAATCAGTATCTATTCCATTAAATTGGTTGGAAATGTCATCAAAAATAATGTTATTACTGTATGGTTCTTGCAATGTATCAAAATCTGCTGTTCTTAAAAATACTCTTCCACTAAAAGAAGAACCTGTTGAAATGCCAATATAGTCAATTTCATCAGGTCTGTTTGATTGATTTTGTATTGGAGTTTGTCCATATGGAGCTTCTGAAAAGTGTAAAGTATTATCAATTATATTATAATTTCCTGTAACTTTAGTCACTAGAGAAGAAGAAGCGTGTGTAGATAATCCTGTACCTAGCCAAGGTCTTTGTACAAAAATAGAGTTTGTGCTTCCTACGCCTACGGCAGTAATTTTCATAATCTCATTATCAATTTTAATAAGATCTCCACCAAAAATTGATTTGGTGTTTGAAACATATATTTGAGAATCAAAAAATCCAACAGAATTTGATAGTATTGTTGTAGAAGATGTTGAAATGATTGGTGATTGTATTAAATTATCAATACCCAATATTACCTTTTTATTTTGATTTTTGGAGATAAATACGTGCGAGTTTCCAATACCACCAACTGAGGTTAAATCTAAAATATTTGGAATTGATTTAAGTGCATTTGATGAAGATGCTGCAACTTTTACATCTAAATCATTCAATTTTACAATATATAATGTGGATGGAAGTTTGTCCGTAACTCCTATTCCTGGAATAGATGTTGTTGCAATTCCAATTGAGTTTGATGTTCCATCTCCAGGACTTAAATATGTTATTTCTTCTCCCGTAACATAAAAATTATTTGGAATTCTAATAACATTATCTGCAACCCTAACGATATTTGGATTGCTGCCATCAAAATATCTTTTAAATATGGGTAAATTTTTATGAGTTAGATTAAAACTTTTTGCTATGTCGTTATCGGTTCCACTATAATTACCATAATCATAATTAATAGCCCCATTATTCAAAGAAATTTCTGAAAAATCTTCACTTAATCCAATATCAACTTTAAAGACCCTAACCTCAACATTTGCGTTTTTAATGGGAGTGAAATAAATTACAGTATTTGTACCGGATATTCCTGAGGTTATTATTCCCAGAGAAGAATTTGTCTGCAAAATTCCAAATTCAGAGATATAAGATTCGTTTTGATTTGAAACAGTTAAAAATTCTGAAATTTGATATTGAGAATTAGTTTTATCCTCAATACTAAAAATACAATATGAGCAATTATATTCACTATTATTATAACTTGAAATTATATTTGCAGTTGGAGAAGGTGATGATGATATTGAAATAAGTGAAGAATTTGCCGAACTTCCCCCAACCAATACAGTCCCAATTCCGGATGAATTTGAATTTCCTATTGATACATTGAAAGTATTTACAATATAATCAATACTAGTGCTATTATTGGGAATTAAATCAATTTTTACTTCTGATCCTGAGATATATGCATTATATGTACCTATTCCGGAAGTCGATTTTGAAATGAAATTATCAGTAGTAAGTTGTCCAAAGTCTATAAAATAGACATTTGTATTGTCATGAATATATGTTATTTCATCATATTGATAATATGAAGAATCTGTTGCTCCAATTTGTACAAGGACTTTGGATGATCTATATGTTGATGCAATACCAACAATTGTAGTTGAGCTAGTAGTTCCTGTTGGAATAATTTGAGTATTTGTATTAATATTACATACATTGCCAAGATTAATTGTTCCGATTCCACTTGTAATATCATTTAAAGAGAAAGAAAAAATTTCTGCATAGTAGTCATTATATTTTGATTTTACTGGATAAAATAATAGATTTCCCTCAGTTCCGGATATATTAAAATCAAAAAATCCTAAATTATCTATCGAATTTAAACTATATTGGTTAATAAATCCTATACTATCATTATGAAGTAATGATATAATATTGAGTTGCTGCTCGTATGAGTATTTTTTATCTTGAACAAGTAATATATATTTTTTAGATCTAAAATCAGATAATGTAAATGAATCAACGATACTAAATTTGGTTGATCTAAAGTTATTGTTAAATTGAGTAGAAATATCGTCAATCACAAGAACTCTATTTCCAATAGACTCAATATAATCTTGTACAATTTTTGAATTTAAAGTAATTTCATTAGATTTTAAAGAACCGTCAATATTGAGATTATTTTCTTTAGCAAGATCAAAATCATAAACACAATTTAAATCAATAGTTCTTGATAGATCTGCAATTCCAACAAAATCTCCTTGATTTTGGTCAGTTGAAATTCCAGAATTAATTGGAGTTGATTCGATAATCAAATCACTAAACTTCTTAAATCCTGCAGTATGATTTAATGAATTTACTGAATCTGCCCAAGTATCTAAATCTTTTTGAGATTTTAATGCATATGAAAAATACTGATAATAATCACTATCATGAACTCTTTGAAAATCATTATTTAAAAATCCAGTTTCTTTGTTCCATCCCTTTCTGTTTAAGGAAGAAGAATCTACTTTATAATTGGAGTTAAATCTTATTATTTCTCTAATAATTCCTACAGTAGATGAAGTTTTTCCTTTTATAGTTTGATTTAGTTCAAAATCTTCTAATGCAGAAACTTTTAGATATTGATTTGAAGAATCCCAAGACTCAACGATTCCTTCTGCAGAAGATGAATATATTTTTTCTCCTTTATAATAATCTTTCTTTTTAAGAACCGGGTTAAAAATTGGAAAATCAGACTCTGGAATTATTCTTCCAGAAGAATTAAATTTATTAAAATTGCCGGGAATTTGTCCATCTTCTAAGTATGATGATAAATTATAAGCAACAGTTGCTCCAATTCCACCGATATTTGGATCAATAGAAGTTATTGTAAATAATGAATAATTATACTTGGAAGAATTGTATCCTCTTCCTGTCGTTGCTATTCCAACACTTATACCTTCAATCAAAACTTTTCCACCAATAAAAAATGGGAAATCTTCGGGATTACTAAAACTTGCACCTAAAGTTACAATTACGTCTTTTGTTAAATTATTAAATTGAATATTAGTAATTCCAATTCCATTAGTGTTATTTGTTGGAATAATTATAGGAGTAACATTGCTAATCTGTGAACTATTATTGATGATTGTTACTTTTGAATCTCCAATAGAATATAATAATTCAACATCGTCAATAATTTTATTTGTGGATCCATCAATAACCACTAGAGATGGAGATATAGAATAATTTCTTCCAAAAGAACTAACTCCAATATAATCAAAAGTTGATAAGGAATCCAACACCAAAATTGTTGGTAACTTTGAAGTCGGTCTAACGCTATAATCTGAAGGATATTCAAATCCAATATCCTGTAAATCAATTGAAATAATTTTTCCAATAGAATTTGTATCAGGTATTAAAATAGATCCACTACCAAGATTAGAAGAAACGGAGGTAATTCCCGGTAAGGTGCTGTAGTTTTTACCTCCACTTAGTATAGAAATCTTATGTATTGGTCCAGATGCAGATTTAGAATTTGTATAATATTTGACCCCTCCCAAGTATGAATTTGATTCTGGATAATTTAAAACATTATATTTAAACGTTGTGGATGTTATTCCAATAATATTATATTTTCCGTTATAATCACTTTCTACGATTGAAATTTTATTTGACCCCAAAACATCAGCATCTATTACTATTTCTTTTTTAAATTGGGAGTTCAAACTTAAATTTATCGGAACTATATTATAATATAAAACATCAGGAACCTTGTCATTTATAGTTAAAATAACATTTGCAGTTGAATCAATACCTATTTTACCATTTCTCAGTACTTCAAAAATAGAAGATGACGATGTAGTGTCAAACTCATCTTTAAATAATTCGTCTGTGTAAAATTTAAAATCAAAGGCAGAATATGTATTTCCAACACTGATAAATGATAGTGATGTATCGGATAGATCAAATATTAAACTCTGATTCTTTACAATTTTTATTGGTGGATTAATCGGACAAATATTTCCTGAAGTTGATGATAGAATGCTAATTGTATTTGGAACTTGTTTAACTGAATCGTAGTAAGTATTGGATAATTTAATTTTATTTGCATCAACAGTGACCACATAGTACATGTTTTCATTTACTAATCCAACTGCTGGGGTATTTGAAGTGTATAAAACTTTTTGTCCCGTATAATATCCATGATTATTGATTATAATAGTACTATCATCAGTACCAATACTTGAAAAAGATCTTGGATTAACTAACAACCTTCTATTATAATCATCATACTTTACGGACAAAGTTGTTGAAATTCCTGGTTTTGCATCAATGATTACATTATCTAATAAAGAAAGACCATGAGTTTCTGCAGTAGAAACTGTTACTACATTTTTACTAATTTGTCCTAGTAAAGTATTTGTAAAATTAGTTTTAAAACTATGAATATTTCCTGTCCCAACGGATGTAAAATATAATAATCCTGCATTTGATGACGATCCCATGGAAACAAAAGTTCCTGTTGATCCTAGTCCAACTTTGATGGTTGAAATTCCAATTAAATCATTAGAAATTTTTGCGGCATAAACAATAGATTTTTCCCCTAGTTGGAAAGATGAAGATCCATTAGTAGAAACTGAAATTCTAGATCCACCATTTGCCGAATAAATTAGAGAATCTCCGTTGTTTAAATTATGATCTTTAATATAAATTGATCGAGTTGGAATTGTAATTTGAGTAATCCCTACTCCTGGATTGGAAAAATAAAGAGTGCTAACTATTCCGACTCCAGAAGTTGTTCCTAATCCAACTGTTTCTTTAGGATTAAAATAAAATTCCTCATTAACATTAAAATTATATGAGGTTGAAATTCCAAAATTAATTCCAAATTTACTTGATTTTTCAGTTAACCCTATTCCAGAAGAATATGATGATAATCCAATTGTGTTATTTTGATTGCGAAGTACCCTTATCCTTGAAGATTGTTGATCTATACCCAAAATCTTTACTTGTTCATTTCCAATTTGGTAAATATCATTTTCCTTTATATTTGGATAATTTAAATTTCCAAAAACATCAAAATAAGTTACAATCCCAGTATATTGTGCCGATCCAACTCCAGAAATTAATGTAAGTGTATTATATAATACTGTTATATTTCCAGATTTTTTGTAATCATATTTTCCAGTAAAAGTTAATAAGTCATTGTTTAAAAAATCGTGAGGTATTGTTGTAAATCCTATAAATTTATCATTACTTGAGTAGATTGCAACATCCTCAAATGTCAAAGTTTCGCATGAAATGCTATCTACAGATTTTCCTTCAATTAAAGAAATTTTTGCTTTTGGTTTAAATACTTCTTTCGAATCGACATCAAAGATTATACTGTCACCTACACTATAATCTTGCCCTGCGCTCAAAATATCAATAGTGTCTACGGAACCTTTGGAAACACTTTTAATAATAGAACTTTGAGATCTTATTTCATTTGGTTTTAGTAAATAGTCATATGAAGAAATATTATATGGAGTTATATTCCTTTTCCATTTGGTTTGATTTATATCAATATAGTCTTGTGATGAAGATTTTGAAAAATTAAAGTCAATTGGTTTCGATTTATACGAATTTCCTATCACATAAGGAAAAATTGGTTTCTTATAATTCTCAAATAATCCTGTTGTTTCTAAAGGACCATCACTAACTGCAGTAAAATATGCATAAATGCCATTTGGATATTCTGGGGTAACTGCAAATCTACCATTATGTTCATCCAAATCTCCATTATTTGTAAATGTGTAGTCTTCTATAAAAAATCCTTGTGGATACAGTGAAACACTTGGTCTGTTATTCTTTAGGGATAATTCATATCCAGAATTTAAAGATTTGACGGCACCACCAGTTTTGGATGAATAACCATATGGTCCATAAATTGGATTTCCGTCATATGCCCATCCAATAATAGGGGAATGTGCTACTGATGTTTGTTCCCTACCATCCAGTAATTGTAAATCTATAGAGTATACTGTTTTTCCTTGCCTAAAACTTGTAGACTGAACTGAAGATCTTAGATGTCTCGGGACATATGCATGGACATACTCTAATCCATAATCATTATTTAATCCAGAAGTTAAAATACCATCATCATTTTTTATTTGGGATGTATACAAAAGTCTTTCAACTAAATTAATTTTCCAAGATTTTATTTGCGATTCAAATTTAGCCCCACTACCAGATGCAATTACGTTAATAAAAGTATTTTTTTGTTCGTATCCAATTCCACCATAGATTACTTTGATTTCTGTTAGAGAACCATTCGAAAGAATTGGAGTCAGTATTGCTCCAGTACCAACACCAATAATATTGAGATTTGGTGGAGAATTGTATCCACTTCCAGAACTATTAATTACTACATCTACTATTTGCCCATTTGATACAATTGGTTTTATTTGAATTCCTGATCCAGAATTTAGTTCAAAAAGTGGTTGCCTGCTATAGTTAAGTATTTCTTCAGATCCATACTTTATTCCTCCAGATTTTACAAATACTGATTGAATTTCTCCTCTAAAAACTGGTTGAATAATAGCATTAAAATCTTTTCCCGAAAGAGTAGAGATGCCGATTTTGCCATTAATAGATACCTGTATATCTGGATAATTGAATTTGTGAATACCAGTTCCACTTGAGGTTAAGTTAATATATTGCTTAGTATCATAATATAGAGATGTTGTAATACCAAGTGTTCCAACCCCAATCTGAGATAATTTAAAATTATTATCATCTACTTTTGTTACATAATATGAGGTAGAAGAAGATAGACCACCTATTGAAGTTTCTGTTGAATTATATGTAACAATTTCTCCGCTTTGATATCCATGATTGTTGATATTGATACTATCAATAGATGTACTAATACCACTACTTGAAGTTGTTGTTAATTTATTTTGATATCCTTCCCCTCCATTTTCTATTGTTATAGATCCTATTTTTTTCTTTTTATTTTTAGATTTAAATGAATGATTTCCTATACCATAAGAAGTTAATTGAATAGTATTAATACCACTAACAGCATCTGAAAATGATTTATGCAGATTAATATCAAATGTATTTTGGACCGAAACAAAATATGAAGAATTTGTTGACAATCCAGAAATTGCTTTTTGACCATCTGTTATGTAAATGACCTCTTCTATATCTCTAAATTTATGATAACTAGAAAATCCAATAGTGTTTGTTGGGTTTAACTTAACGGCACCTGCATTTGCTTGAGAATTGAAATTAACTTCATGATCAAAACTAACTAAGTTTGCTTTAGCAGAAGCTCCAAATCCATTACCACCAGTAATACTAATTACAGGATCTTCTAGGTAATCAAATCCGGGATCTAGAATATCAATTCTGGAAAGTTCTCCAATAATTGAACAATACCCCTCTGCACCCGATCCTATTGGATCTATAATTGATAAAGTGGGTGGATTGATTACATCATATCCAGATCCTGGAGAAGTGGGAATAATATTTTCTATTGGACCATAAAAAACATTATCGTTTGATTTATAATTAAGTACCTCAACTCCATTTATAAAAATACCAGTCAATCCCGGATTAGTTTCATATACCGCGGCAGTATTTTCTGGAATTGAAATTTTTCTAATTAATTTTTGAGACTCTAGTAGTTGAGTACTCAAATCCCTATAAGTGAATTCCGTAAGTTCAAAAGTAGCATTGATAACAGTTCCATTTACAGAAATAAAATTGCCAGTAAAAATATTACTCCTACTTCTTGCTAATTTTAACCTAGTTTCATCTATTTTTTTGACAAAATAAACACCCGTTGATATCCCTAAAGTGTTATTTGTGGATGGTTTATAAACAATTGAGTCTCCTGTATAAAATCCATGAGAAAATGTCGTATCTATTATTTCTCCACTAAATGTTCCACTGAATGTTATTGATCTATCATTGATTTTTAATTGCGTATTTAAGTATGATGGAAGAGATGGTGACGTAACGTATAAAGATTCTTCATCGTCAATATAAACATTTTGAACATTTGAAGTATATTGATTAACTGAGGGATAATTTTCTGTAGTTACTTTTGATAAATTTTTTCTAGCAATGTAAATAGAATTAACATTTAATGGAGAAATTTCTGATCCAAATTGAATACTAAAAGATTTTTCATTATTGAAAGAAGTTACGTTTCCAGTATATTCAAATGATGAAGAAGAAATTAAAGTTACAGAATCTCCAATTTTGAAAAAATGGTTAGTATTAGTATCGACCTTGTAAGATCGATCCGAAATATCTAAAAGTGTAATAGAAGCAACATCATATTTTGTAGGTATGTTGAAGAACCAATTATTCAATTTATAATCTTTTAAATCTGCTCCCAGAGTTTTTATCTTTACAGAATCTCCTTTGGAGTAAAGACGAGTATTAGTTGGATATTCTAATTCTGATAAAACTCCCAAAATTCTAATTTTTATAATTTCATTAGAATCATATCCATAGGCAAAAAAGTTTGATTTTATTTCTGTTGCTTCAGAAATATCTTGAATTATTCCACTACATCCCAAAAATTGATTTAATGTTTTTGATTCATATGTTACATCTAAAGAAGTTCCGTTTCCCAATTCAATTAATAGATTTCCATTTTTACTTGGGAATGCAACTGTAGAATCGACTTCTAGTGTCTGTGACCCAGATTTTATTGTAGTGACAACTCTAGTCTTTGGATGGATGTTAAATTTCCCGTAAACACTCCCTCTTGTTTGAATATCTTTATCATATCCAGAATCTAAACTTAGAACGTAATATTCTTTTTCCCCTCTTCTAATCTTTTCAACCTTTGTGATTGTTCCCTGAGCGGCATTTATAAATTCATTTTTATCCTGATAAAGAGTTTTATTTACCAAATTCTTTGGATCACCTTCAATAGATTCCACTACAAAATCTGATGTAATTCTGTAGTCTGCATCTGATGGTTGAATTAAATAATCTCTAGGTTTTATAATATCTACATTTTGTCCAAATAATGCTTTAAATAGAATTTTAAATGATTTATCAGTTCCTTTTGATGAATAAAAATCTATAGATTGTTTAATAAAAATATTTTCATTCAAACTAGAATATAATTCTCTATTTTCAAATCCTGGAGTAAATTGTTTTTTTATTTTAACTAAAAATTCTTTCAGAAAAAGAATACTTAAATTAGAAACAGTAGAGTTTGTACTATGTTCTTCAGAATTTGTTTCTTTAAATGTTAATTCATCATATTTCTCAGTGTGCGACGTAACGCCATTAAATCCACGAACGCACCCATTGAATGATGTAGAAGTTTTTGAGGTATATGTAATGATTTCAGAATCGATTAAGATTAGTCCATATGAATCGGGAAATCCTGACGTAGAATCTACATTTATTGTAGAATCAAAGAAAGTTACATCAGATGTTAAAAATGTTGAATCAATTAAATTTGTTAAATTATCAACCTTAATATACTGATCTATGTTCTGAAGTATATCACTTGTTCCACCTTGATTTTCTAATGAAACGTAGTATTGAGATAAAAATTCAGAGGCAAGAGGAAACTCCTCCAAAACATATTGTGGAAGTTGATTTTCAATAATTGAACTGATTTTAATTCTGGTTTCTTTCATTTTATTATATTCTTACAAGATCTCCGTTTGTGTAGCTTGATGTTGACTTATATGTTGATCCAGAAATATCTGAACCTGAAGAAATTTCATCAGACAACATATTTAATGTACTGTTATTAATATCTAGTTGCAAATACAAATCCTGTAATCCAATTACATCGTTTGATTTGGGAATTACTGATATTTGTATAATTGACAGAGAAAATGATAATTTTGTTGTAGATATTATATTTACAGGATATAATCGTATTTCGCCCTTTTTATAATCAATAACGCCTGCATTTTTTCTTACAATAATTGGTTGTGTTGCTGATTGTAATTTAAAAAAGAAAATACTTCCAGTCAATCCATCTGAATTTGGAAGATCCGACAAGTAAAGAGTATCATTTATTCCAGATATTTTAAATCCAGATGATTTGATATTATATCCATTTAAATTTTTTATATGAAATTCATTTCCATAACATATTTCATAATCAGCAAATTTATTTAATTCTGGTCTTAAATCACGTCTCATTACAACTTTGGTAATATTTGATGTGATTGAAGAATATGAATCATCAATTACTTTAAGATATTTGCTATATTTAAATCTTGCCCCATATTTGTTAAGTTCTTTTGAATTTGCATATTTTTGAATATTATCAAAAATTAAATTTTTTACATAATTTGGATCAGATGTTGAGTTTGAGTTATAATAAGTAGTTACATCAGTCTCAAGATACAAATACTTTAAATCGATAATTTCTGGTACAATACCCGCAACAGCATATTTTCTAAGAGAATTTTTAATATTATCTTTTACTTGACTTGAAACAAAAGCACCATTGATTGGTTTAATACTAATAAAAACTCTACCATATTTTGGTGGTGTTAAGTCCTCACCACCAAAGACAGATATTGATTCTGCCTCTGGATATATTACTGGAATAATAGTCTCATAATCTGTTGCAGTTACTGCACGATTTTGTGAAGAGTATTTTCTTGGAGCGTATTTTTTAATAGATTCTACAGATTCAATCTCTCTACCATTCTGTGCAATAGAGTTTGTAGTAACTAAAGATATGCCTGTAGTGACTACTCTATTATTATTATCTACAATGCGACCATTAAAATTGAAAGAAGAAACTCCGTTTGCATTTTCTCCATTTGTTATATTATAAGAAACTTCCACATAGTTTAAATTTTCAAGATTTTTTCCAAAAATGCCATCACCAAAAATTATTTCATATCTTTGATCTTCTATTTCCTGAATAAAGAAAACTCTTGAATTTGAATCAATGTCAAATAAATTTCTTGATAATTTGAAAGAATTTCTAATTGTACTTTGTTGAGTATCTCTTACATAGACTACTATCGAATCAACATCAATATTTGGATTGTCTAATATGAACTTTTGATTTGGGTTATTTGCATCAACTGTAAAAGTGTTGACTAGGAATGTTCCTTCATAAATGTCAATGTTATCAAATAAAGCAATTCCATTAACTATTGGAACTGTTACATCTTGCGGTATAACAAAAGAAAAATTCTGGTTTCCAAAGGATGTATTTGATGTACATACAACACCAGTTTTAAGAGTTAAAGTAAGTGGGTTCGTAGAAAATCCAGTAGTATCTACAAAGAATGAAATATTTGCTTTTGCTGCTGAACGAGAGTGTGGGACATATCCAATATTCCTTGCTAAGGATACGGTATTTTCTCTTAGTGTTGCACTATCAATAAACACCTCATTACTAATCATATTAGCATTATATGAGGAAATATATGTATTATATGCTAATACATCTATTAAAGTTGATAGATTAGACCCTTCAAAATCATAATCACTAAAATTCGAATTCGCTCTTAGATACTCACGAATTGAACTCTTTATTTGATCGAAGTCTAAATTGGTAAAATTGACTAATGCCATTTATCGTGTTGGCTGAAGTGCAAATGATAACTGTTGCGGAAGGACATCAATTCCTACAATATAATAATTAATTGTCACATTAAATTCATTATTATCATAGTTTGGAAATACATCTACTGATATTAAATCAACTCTAGTCTCATAATTTTCAATTGTATTTTTAATTTCATCCTTAATGACAGATGCAGAAATATCGTCAATATTTTCAAAAAGAGAACGACTTATTTTTGAACCAAGGTTCTCATTAAAAAATTTTTCTCCAGGATATGTAAATACTAAATTTCGAATAGAGCGAGCAATAGCAGTTTCATTTTTAAGCACAATTAAATCATAGTTAATTGGATTAACTTGAAAAGTCATGCTTAAGTCTTTAAACCCTTTACTTACCCGCTCTACAGGCATAAAAATTTATAAAATCTGTATTATTTATTCGCCTTTTTTAAATTCATAAAGAGGTTCAGTTCCATAATCCCAATCATCATAGTCATCATCATTGCGAATCTTTGAATGAAGTTCATTTTGAACTAAAAAATCGTGTTTTTTTGGAGTAAGATTGTCGTTTGCAATCTCTCTTAGCATTTTTTGTTCCATTTTGCTCCTGATTATTGAAAATCAGAACTTTTTACGGGGTTGCTATCCCGAATTTTTGTAATTTCGTACATAAAATCATCAGATGTTTCAATTTTACGACGATTTTCAACTGAGTATTCAGTCAGATCAATTTCATAACCTGGATTTTTGGTAATTCTATTTTTAGTCCATGCATCATCATACCACAATATCTTGTTATTAGGATATGCATAGAAGTTTCCATTATCCATCTTGAAAAAATGAGCACATTTGTGCTCAGGAGTCTCACTAAAGTTAGTATTCAGAGTAGATTTTGACTCCCATGACCAATCAAGAGTAAACATATAGGTTCCTTCATGTTTTTCTCCGCGATAGTTGATTAATTCAGCACGTAAGTTAGCCAATCTTGAACGAACTTGAACATCAATATAAGGAGAAAAGCAATCCCACCACATACATTCTTCCAATTCAGGAACTGGTGTATCTGGTTTCCAACAGAATGCATGAATTGGTCTTCGTGTCCAGTTCACCCCATTCTCAAGAAACGCCTCAAAGAGCGGTATATGCTTCTCTAAGGACGCTACAGAGTGTACATCACATAAAGTTACCTCACCATGACCTTTTTTGTGATTATAAAGGAATTCATTACGAATATAGCAAGTAATTGTAGGAAGATTGTGATTTAAGTATGGCATATTTTAATAACAAAAAAGCAGGAATTTCTTCCTGCCTTATCTATGTTATTTTCCTTGACCCCTATATTTTTTCTTACGTCCATTACGAGATGTTGCACTGAGTAATGTACGAGCAGAACGTCCCTGACGAGTCTTCTTCGGTGCTCCGGGTTCAAAAAGAGTCTTACTACTTCCACCTTTAGCCATAAAATACCTCCATAAAATTTAAAACGAGAAATGTCAGACTATAAAATTTTATCAAATTACGCGAGTTTTCTCATGTCCAACTCTGATACGAGGATCGCACCAGATATCAAAACCTGCTTCTTTTGCATCAAGACAGAAAGAAACGTCTTCCCCACACATATCCTGAACTGCACCAGACTCAAAGACTTGCATCTTAGGAGCAAACCAAGGATATTCAAGATTTTCAAAGACTCCATTTTTAATCAGAACCCAACCAAATCCAGTATAATCAACTGTAAAGGGTTTACGGCGCTTTGAAATTGAATCAACGGTTTCATGATTCATCACTCCACCATTCTTGCGGAAGTCATCTTCTTCTAACCAGTGTGCTACTGAAGTTGTGTGTCCATCTTCTGTGGCATACCAACCAGCAACTACTTCTTTTTCTTCTCCCTCTTCATTCAGAGCAAGATCACAGAGTTGCCAGAATTTTTCTGTGTTAAAGACAATATCCGAGTCAATCCAGAGCTGATAATCATATTGAAGTTTACCGTCCCAAGGAATTTGCTTTGGTCCACGAAGAACATTTGCCCCAAGACACTTGCATCGTGCAAAGTTAACCATTGAGGAATAGTCTTGAGAAATTTGAATACTCATTCCATTTTGTACAAGATCAAAACAAAGTTGTACAAATGCTTTCAGAAAGATAAATGAACACCCTCTGCCTGGAAGACAAAAGACAATCGACTTTCCTTTCATTCTTTCTTTAATTGCATCATAATCCCAATCTTGTCCCTGTGTAACAGAGGGGGATTTTGCTTTTACCGTGAATCCTTTTGCCATAAAGTGAAATCAACCTTCAGATCAATTTTATCGTTCTATTTAGTATTTGTCAATTTGCTCAGTACGATGAGTTTTGTGGTATGAGTTTATTCACATATACTTCTTCATACTGCAAATCTTTCTCTGAAATATTCACACCTAATAAATCAACCATTCGGTGTAACATCTCCCATATCTCAGAAAATTTTTCTTCTGAGATACTGTGATATATGCACCGACCCTTTGCATATATGTGATATAATTTTTCTTGTTCTCTCATAAAAATTTTCCGAATTTTTTTATTTCGTCACTGCATTATATATTGTTACTATCAGTATTCCAATGGGCACACCAAAAATTCTTAGCATCTTTCCAGGATAGCGTATTAACCACCCTGCGAAAACTACTTTCCAAAAATTCCAATACGGTTTTCTGCGGGGGTTTTTGGTGCTTTTCATACTCCGGAAAAATTTTATGAGATTGATATTGATCTCGCGTTTTGTCACCTCTGTAGGTTAGGGACTTATCGATTTTTATAAACGCAACGCCCCGCGACGATATAAACGAACGGCCATAAAACACTGCTGAATCACTATCCTGACACAGCATAACATAAGCGCCCCCAGAGTGTCAAACTCCGAGGGCATCCAACTATCAGAAATCA